ATTCATTATCCCGAACGCCAACGCGTGCAATTTTATCAATTGTACGTTCAATGGGGCCGGTTTTGATCTAGGTGGAGGACAAGTTACGTTCTTCAATTGCACAAATATTGGGCCGGTCAACCTTGACGGAAACGTTATTCATGCATTCAGGTCGAGCTTTCTATGCGATAGCGAAAACAATATCAATCAAACCACAGGCAACGGCGGAACGGTTGCTTATTGCTCTTTTTCTTCTAATACGACTGAGGGCTATGCGATTGCATCGGTAGATAATGCCGGGTGGCTGGTACAAGACTGCTATATTGTCCCGAATGCGACAGGTCCGGGTGCTTTCTTTGCGCCTGGCACTAACTTACTGCCAGCTTTCTCAACGGTCGGGAATGTGTTGCAGGGTATACGTGTAGACGATGACTATACCACAGTAAAAGACAATTATGTGGGCGTGATAGATACAGGGGCCGCTAGGACCATTGAAATTGCATGGCCCATGATCGACTACGAAATAACTGTCGCCGATGAGACAGGCGCGGCTAACCTTAATTTCATCACTGTGCAGGACTCAGCTGGTGGCGAGATCGACGGCAAACCTTCAGTGATTATAGACCAAGCCTATGGCTCTAAACGTTTCCACGCGATAGGCGGAGGCAATTGGCTGACTGTTGGCGGTAACATATTGCCTAAACAAATCAACGTTTCAACGATGAAAGATGATTTTGTGGGAGCTTTTGCGAACTCTTTACAGCTTTTTTCTGAACAGATTTGGTTAAACGTTTCTTCATCTTCAGGAACTATCGCTTTTGGACCTGTAGAGTCCACAAGCAATGAACACCCAGGTATTATTAGCTCAGGCGCTTTAACAGTAGGCCAAGGCGATCTAAACCTGTTTATGGGTGTTATATCTGGAGGCGCAACCGTCGTACCTTCTTATGTTCTTGGTAATGGCATAACCAAAGTAACGCATATCTTTAAAATCAATGCTCTGTCTAATGGGACTGACTCTTATGTCTACCGTATTGGGTTAGGTGACACTAGAAGTGCTGATCAAGAAAACGGCGTATACTTGGAGTACACACACTCTGTTAACAGCGGTCAGTGGGTGACTAAATCGGCTAACGGAGGCGTGAGAAGTACTTCTAATTCGTCGATAGCAGTTGATACTAACTGGCACCGTTTAGATATTTTGGTTGATGCAACCAACACTTCTGTCGTGTTTTTCTTAGATGACGTATTCATGGCCACCGGAATAGCTACCAATTTACCCGCAACAGCTGTTACGCCCATGGTTTCAGTAATATGGGTTGCAGGTAGCATAGCAGTCGGGAACTTTCTTCAAGACGCCGTCTTTGTTACCAAGGAAATTACGACCTCGAGATAAGTTTTGACTTTGCAGTCTTGTCGTGCTAAATTAATTGCGCAACCAACCTTGAGGCGCAGTTTTTATGCAAGCAACAAGCGCATACCATTCCCCGGCTTTTGAAGCCGCAGTTAATAAAGTCGAAGAAGATTTAGAAAGCTCTTTCATCGAAGTCAAGGACGACTTACAAGACACAGCCGCTCGCGTTAACGAGGCAGCGAAAGATGTGCCAGCCACGTTTGATAAAGATGCCATGATCGACGAGCTACAAAAGCAAGTCATTCAACTCAAAGCTGGTGAGGCTCTTTGGAAAATAGAGCAAGCCGCTCTCTTTTCTACTGTCAAAAGCCAAAATGAACGCATTGTCGAGCTTCAACAGCAGATTATCGATCAACAGCTTCAATTCACTAAGGCGCTGGCTGACGTCAACGCTAGGTGCGCTCACCTTCAAAACCAATACCTTGAGTGCAAAACATACGCTCAAGTATCTGTTGGTATTTCTCTTATCGCTACTGGCGCAGGTCTAATTTCTTCTACTATTGGATGGGCTGGACTTGTACGAGTGTTGCAAGGCGGTGTAAAATCCTTGCAAGCCCTAACAGTTGCTAAGGTTGCTCTATGAGCGGACTTGAGGAGTTGCCTTTCCGTATCCTTTACGCAGAGATAGTGCCAAGAGCTGATATTTACTCATTAATGCGGTTGACTCAGACTTGTAGGACTCTTTATTTTGTCATTCACAAGCATGAGATGTGGCGCGAAGCGGTTCAAAAGGCTTTCCCGAAAGAGTACGCAAAACTTTATAGTCAGATGCCGAAAGAGCTGCCTTTCTTTAGAGTCTTCACAGCCGAATTAAAGCTTAAGTCGCTGGCAGACAGAAAAGATATAGTCGATAAAATGAATCTGACTAATCTTTGCATTATAGCCGTTACAACTGACGTGCTGGCATTTTTCGTTATTGTACGGCCGGCTTACTATGGCCTCTCTTACCTAGGCGCAAAATTATATACTGGCGTTCAGGTTACAATAGGCGAGACGGCTACGAGAGTTTTAGGTGCCGTATTAACCTCATTAATAACAGATTCACGATAAATAGGCCTATAGATGAGCGTAACAAGCAGATTATATGTTATTGAGCAGACTTTTTCTCGCGAGATAGACCCGCTACCAGAAAGCATCTCTAATTTTCCTGAGCCAAAGGACTGGCTGAATATCACGCCCGAAGAGAAAAAAGCCATGCTTGCATGTGTGGAAAGGACTAATGATTGGGTTAACGGTGTCATGGCGCCTAAGCTGGAAGAGATGCAAGTCTCTATTGAGGACCTAGAAAATATCAGCGCAGAGCTGAAAGAAAGACATGACAGATTTAAAAGAGACCATAAAATAGTCTACGCTTTAGGGGGCGGCATGAAGCTAGCTATTAATTCAGCCGCTGCCGTCATATATAAAGCCAATAAAGTCATGTGTACTATACTTTTTACAGAGCGCTCATGGTCAGAGATTGCCCACCGTTTAGTAACGCCAGTTAGTGCTTGCGTATGCTTTTTTTCTGGTATGGCTGTTGGTATCATAGCGCCCGCCCTAATCGCTAGAGCAGGCGACCGATTCCGTTAAAGGACTAACGGGCAGCCGGCTTTTCGTCTTTTTTGACAGGAGCCGGCTGTTTTTCTTTCGAAGGTTCGGTTGTCTTTTTTTCTGGACTCGTTTGCTCTGAGTCGCTTGTTTCTTCTGGCATAGGCAGGTATTTTAGATTATGTGCCTTCAACAGCTGGTCGAAAAAGAAGCGGCATTCTTCAACCGTGTTGAGAATTTGATAAATAGGACCCTTTGGATTTAAACCGGCTTGCGGAGTGTTCTTGAGAGCTTGGTTGCATAGCTGAATGTCTGTTTTGAGTTCTTCAAGCTTTTTACCAAATGCTTGAATCTGTTTCAGTACTTCAGGTGCTTTAAATAGGCCGGACATATGAGTTACCTCTGGTTGAGTCGTATGACCTTTATAAAAATGAAATATTTTAATGGCAATGGCTAAACACGAAAAGACTAGCACATATACTTGTAGGCAATGCAAGGTTAATTTCTTGAATAAGGACGGCCGGCAGCATGCTTGCGGTTGGTATATGGTTGACGATGCAACAGAGACAATGATCTGTTGTACTGACTGCCTTATCAAGTCGCAGAAAAAGAAGCCTAGGCATAAGTTTTTAGCCAAACCGTGTGATTGTGATGGCATAAAGTTCGCTTCAAAACTAGAGGCGGGTTATTATCAGCGTTTGAAGCGTTTGAAAGAGTCCGGTGAGGTGCTTTTCTTTTTGATGCAAGTCCCGTTTATTCTACCGGGTAATATCCGGTACCGATGTGACTTTCAGATTTTCTGGGCCGATGGGCGCGTAAGTTTTGTAGACACCAAGGCGTTTGAGACGGCTGTCAGCATGAATAAGATAAAACAAGTAGAAGCTCTTTACGGCGTAGACATAGAAATTTACTCAGGGAAATAATGCAGATAATTCCACCGGTACTTATTGAAGATAACACTATAAATATTCCCGCTTTAGGACCCGAAGGCAAATTCACATGCTTTGTTGAGGTAGAATGGAGAGACGGAGAAGCTTTTGAAGATATGCTAACGAGATGCCATGAAAGAAATTCGTGTTATTCAGATCATTCAAGGCTTTTTTATCTTTTTGAAGAAGATAAAGAAAGTTCAGAGGAATTTGAATTATTGTTTTATCCTATTAAAGATAAAAATGGGCATGCTTGGTTTTTGGTGACCTTTGATAAAGTAGAAACTTTTGACATGATAGAGAATTCTTTTTGTATTCCTAGGCATATTTGGAATGTTTATCAAATTATTAAGAGTTTTTCTTCTACTTGGAAAATGGATTTAGGGAACGGTTGAAGGGTAACAATGACAAAGCTCTCAGATAAAGATAAAGGATTAGCGAAAGTTTTGAATAAATTAGTCGGCGAGTGTTTGCAAAGACTTAGAAATGCGCCTAGACTTTTACAGAATAAATCTCGTGTAGGATATATGGACAATGAAGGCAACCGTTATTTTGTTGAAATAAAAGTAAGTAAAATATCGAATATTCCAGATCAGAAAAGCATTAATCAAAAATAAGGATAATTATGGCTAAGCAGAAAAAAGAGGCAGTTCAGGCCGAAGCTGCTAAACCAAAAAAAAGAGGCCCTAAGCCCACAGGCAAAAAAGCTATTCCTAAGCCTAGAGTTAAGTCTGAAAACCCATTAGGCAGACCTAAAATTCCTGAAGAGACTAGAAATATTATCTTAGATAACTTGAGAAGGGGAAATACAAAGAAAGATTCTTGCTTAGCCGCTCGTGTACACCCTAGCACTTATGCTGAATGGATAGTTAAAGCTACAGAGTATCGTGAGCGTGGTATAGACAATGAATATACAGATTTTTCCGAAAAAGTGGATGAGGCTATGGCAGATGCGCGCAGATTTGTGCAAGAATGTTGGCAAAAACACATACCAAATGACTGGCGCGCAGGAATGGCGTACTTAGAGCGTACAGACCCCGAAAATTGGGTTGTTAAGCAGAAAGTGGACGTTACAAGTAATGGGCAGAGCGTAGGTGCAATGATCATACCGATGAAAGACGATGGCGACGAGTAAGAAAAAAGAGCTTGAGCCTTTGATGCCTCAGAAGGGGCCACAGACCAAATTCCTAAAAAGCAACGCGGACATTGCTATTTATGGAGGCGCTGCTGGTGCCGGCAAAACTTTTGCAGTCCTGTTTGAGCCCACATATCACCTTAGCAACCCAGACTTTGGCGCCGTGATATTCAGACGTAACAGCAACCAAGTACGGAATGAGGGCGGCTTATGGGACACTTCTATGAAAATCTATACTCATTATCAGCTTAGAGGTATACCCAAAGAGAGCACATTGGAATGGGACTTTCCTAACGGCTCTCGCATTAAGTTCGCTCACCTTCAATATGACTCTGACGTGCTCTCTTGGCAGGGGGCGCAGATACCGCTTATCATTTTCGATGAGCTCACGCATTTCACCCGATCACAGTTCTTTTATCTGTTAAGTCGTAACCGCTCAGCATGCGGTGTTAGGCCTTACGTAAGAGCCACGACTAACCCTGACGCAGACAGTTGGGTACGAGATCTGGTAGACTGGTGGATTGATCCTAGGACAGGCCTAGCTATACCAGAGCGCAGTGGAGTCAAGCGTTGGTTTATCAATCTCAACGATAAGCTAATTTGGGCTGATACCAAAGCGGAGATAGTAGAAAGGTACGAGGGCGCGCTGCCTAAGTCGTTTACTTTTGTCTCAGCTAGCATTTTTGATAATCAGAAGCTTTTAAAGGCAGACCCTGGCTACTTGGCTAGCTTGCAAGCGCTGCCAACAGTAGACAGAGAGCGCTTGCTTAATGGTAACTGGAACATTAAGCCAAGTGCTGGCCTATACTTTCAGCGTCGCTATTTTGAGTTTGTTAGGACAGCTCCTAAGAAGACAAAGGCGGTTAGGTATTGGGACCGTGCAGCTACCCGCAAGAATGACACTAATGATCCTGACTATACTGTGGGTATACTTCTAGAAAAAGACGAAGATGGCATCTTTTACGTCGCTGATATGGTACGGCTTCAAGAAAGCCCGTTAGGTGTGCAACAAGCTATTAAAAATACAGCAGCTTATGACGGCAAAGGCGTGGTGGTAGGCATCGAGCAAGACCCGGGACAGGCCGGTGTGTTCGAGGCGCAGCATATTGCTCGCTTATTGCAAGGTTATAATGTAAAATTGATAAAGCCGGGTACTGATAAAGTCACCCGCGCTAGTCCAGTATCGGCTCAGGCTGAGGCGGGTAACATAAAAATAGTTATCGGAAATTGGAACGAAGATTTTATTAAAGAACTTGAATCTTTTCCAGAGGCGCCACATGATGATATTGTGGACGCTCTGAGCGGGGCCTTTAATATGCTTACTGAGAAAAAATACAACTTTGCGGCAATAAATTCATGAGCGATGAAATACGTTTTGATGGTTGGGCTAATCTGGTTACGGGCCTTGGCGTACCTGGTAGGGATAAAACTGCTGGCGGCACTTATCTCAGCTGTTGGAACTGGAACAGTTCGGCTTATGATGGCATTTATCGAGGCGATGGGCTGACTAAGCGCATTATCGATGTGGTAGCCACAGAGATGGTGCGGCAAGGTTGGATTATTGAAGGCGATGCTAACAGCGAAATAAATTCTTATATAGACGAACTCTATGGGGTGATAGCGCTTACTGACCTAATAAGATGGGCGCGTCTTTATGGAGGCGCTATTATTGTGATGGGCATCGCTGACGGCAGGAAGCTCGAAGAGCCCGTCGACGAATTTAATATTAATGGTATTAGATGGCTCAGAGTATTTGACCGCTTTCAGGCGATGCCTAACACAGCTTTTATGTGCGACGACTTAAACTCTGAGCATTATGGCTATCCCGAAATTTATCAAGTCAATGACTATAGAACTGGCAGAACTTTTGCGGTCAACCACACACGCGTTTTGCGTATGGATTGGGCTTTACTGCCGCCGCGCGAGCAGATGATTAATCAAGGATGGGGCGACAGCGCGCTTAGTTCAATCTTTCAGGATATACGTAACTACGGCACTACCATGGCCAATCTGGCCGCGATCGTACAAGACTTTGTCAATACTGTCATGAAGATACCCGGGCTTTCAGATAGCCTGACAGATGCTTGCAGCGAAGAGGGATTGACTAGACGTCTCAACTACGCGAACCAGATGAAAAGCGTTTTAAGCATGCTAGTCATAGATGGTGACGAGACAGTCGAGAAGCTGTCAACTAACGTCTCAGGGCTGCCAGAAATACTTGACCGCTTTATGCTGATGGTCTGTTCAGTCACTGGCATACCCGCCACAGTGCTTTTTGGCCGTAGCCCAGCCGGTTTCAATGCCACCGGCGAGAGTGACGTGCGAAACTACTACGACATGATCAAAAACTACCAAGAAAACAAGCTTAAGCCATGTCTAGAAAAGCTTGTGCGTTATATTTGCATTGCGAGAGATGGACCTTTCGCGGGCGTTGAGCCAGAAAACTGGAATATCAAATTTGTGCCTCTTTGGCAGAATACCGAAGAGCAAGAGGCAACCATCCGTCGTATTGTGGCAGAGACAGACAGCATTTATATTGACCGTGGAGTACTTCAACCAGACGAGGTTGCTGTTTCTCGCTTTGGCGGTGACAAGTGGTCTATGAATACTGAGATCGATATTGAGGCGCGTGAGAACGGTTACAATGCCGAAGAAATAGCACAGCTAGAATATGAGAAAGCCAAAAACCAAGAAGTCGATGTCACGGTGGGCCCTGACGCATTATCTCAAGAACAATCTAATGTCTATTTTATCTGATGCAGCCCCACCAAGACCCTTATAAGGTATTCATAAAAAGGAATGCCCGTAAAAAGCCGCTTAAGGCTAAAAAGTGGCTATTTCCTATTAACTCAGAAAGAAAATACACTCGCGAACTTTATGAACTTACCGCGAAGTTGCGCTCACTTATCACAGAGTACTTAATCCCACAACTGCCACAGCTTATATTCAGAGCTAATATTGCCGCACCAGAGCAGCCTAGAACTGATGACTTTCTCACAGATCTGCTTAGGACGATGGGATTTATCAGAACTGCCATTCAGCCGAAGATAGTCGAGACGGAAGCTGATGCGCTTGGCATAGCTAGACAGATCAATGTATTTAATAAAGTGCAGTTCGCAAAAGTGACCGATGCGCTGCTTAGTATCGATGTTTTCTTTCACGAGCCTTGGCTTGAAGACCAATTAGCTCTATTTGCAAGCCAAAACTCTGAACTAATTACGTCGCTAGTTGATGACGAAATTCAAAGAGTTTCTGGAATAGTACAGCGCGGTTTTCAGCAAGGCTTGCCATATAAAACAGTTGCAGATCAAATACAGAGCTCTTTCGGTGTCTCTCGCAGGCATGCCAAGCTTATCGCTCGTGATCAAACTGTCAAATTAAATGCAAGTTTGACAAAATTGCGCCAAGAAGACCTTGGTATTGAGCACTACGAGTGGCAGACTTCAGGCGATGAAAGAGTACGTGCCAGCCATAGAATGATGGACGGTTTAATTTGCCGTTGGGACGACCCGACTGTTTACCGCAGACCCGGAGAGAAAAAATGGCGCAAGCGTACCAGTTCAATGCCTAAAAATCATCCGGGCGGAGATGTCCAATGTCGATGCGTAACAATCGCTCAAATTGAAGGGTTTACAGATGGCTAAAAATTCTTATAATATAGCGCGCGGGGTTGATGTGACTGCTACCCGTGAAAAGCAATTGCAGGGCCGGCCCGGGGGTTCGAATGTTGGACAATACGGTAATGTTAGCCCTAGTAATATGGCTGGTACTAAATGCGGCAACCCTGGCTCTTATCCTATTGATACAATAGAACGGGCAAAATCAGCTCTTAGCTATGCTCACAACGCCAAAGACCCTGATTGTATTAAGGCGCAGGTTTATAAGAAATACCCGTCACTTGACCCGAGAAAAAAATGAGCCAAACAGTTTTGAGATACGATTGCAGTTGTATGGAGCCAGAAGGCGCATATATAACGCCCGAGGGATATATCAGAGCTAAGGCAGTCGTGACACGCGCGGGAGTTTTCAGTTATGCAAATGCTGACGGTTCAGAAAGAAAAGAGCTACGTTTACCGGAAGATGTGTTTCATAGCGATGCTATTAGCACTATGCGTCTTATTCCCGTTACAAACGGTCATCCCCACGAGAAGCTTGTTACAGCCGAAAATGCCAAACGACTAGCTGTCGGCTTCACGGGCGATATAGTCGAGCAAGACGGCGATCATGTATTGGCTAATCTGGTTATCACTGATGCCGAGACCGTGAAAATTGTTAAAGAGCAAGGACGCAGAGAGCTCTCGCTTGGCTATACAGTCGACCTTATCCCACAGGAAGGGGAATATAACGGCGAGAGATACGACTACAAACAGACAAATATCAGATACAACCACCTTGCGCTTGTGGACAACGCTAGAGCAGGTTCAGCAGCGAGAATAAAGTTAGATGGTGACGATGCAGTTCAAATCGATGGAGAAAAAGTGATGGCTAACAAGCGCAAAATCAAAATAGACGCTATAGACTATATGGTCGACGAGCCAGTGGCGGCGTATATTGAAAGAAGTAGAGACCGTGATAAGGATGGAGACGTGGACTCTGACGACCACGTTAGACACCTTGAAGACAATGTTCGCAATCTTACAGATGAGCTTGAAAGAGTTCGCCGTGAGCTTGACATGCAAAAAGACGAACTCGAGAGAGCTCGTAAAGAGCGCGATATGATGGCTGCTGAACGCGATAGCATGAAAACTGCTGGCGAGATGGATAGCAAAGACATGATGAAAAAAGACAGCGCCGACTTTCATAAAGCCGTTTCAGAGCGTGTAAAGCTTATCAAAACAGCGTCCGCATTCTTGCCTAATAGCGAGATAGAGCGTTTAGACAACGCTTCAAGCATGGATATTAAAAAAGCCGTGATTAAAGCCAGCAAAAAGCATATCAATTTAGACGGCAAGTCTGACGTATACACTGAGACCATGTTTGACTTTATCGTGGCCGACGCGCATTTGCAACCTATCCTAACCAACGTGCAGATGGGTATTAAATCAGACTCGAGAGACCAGCTAGACCCTGATCAAGCGCGTAAGGCTATGATTGAAAGGGATAAAGCATCACTTAAAAAAGTTAAATCTTAAGGTATCATTATGACTTTTCCTTTTCAGAATGCTTATCCTATCAATATGCCGATCGGCGTACCCGGTAGGATTGCAGATAATTGCTTCAAGAACAATCTAAGCCCTATTGCAGCAGAAAATATTTATGCTGCTAGAGGTGTATGTAAGTCGCCTGGCGAAGACTACGTTGTTAACTACCCACGCGTAAACCAGAGTGTTAACGTATTCTCAGCTGACTTGGTCACTGGAAATACTATTAACGTAACTGTTAACGGTGTAGCTATTACGCCGGTTGTATACGCCAGTTCTCATTTAGCTACGATGAATGCTATAGCTGATGCGATAGAGGATATAGCCGGTATTGATAGCGCAGTGGTAGGCGGAGCAAATAACCGTACAATCACTATTATGAGTGATGACGGCACTAGCATCACTGTCACGGGTTTCTTAGTTACCGGTGGCGCTTCTCAAGCTACTGTCACGACTACTAACAGCGCTTTCGGTGCTTTCTTTGGCGTCTCGATGTTGGTCTACAACAAAATGAACGTTTGGAATCCTAGCAACGACGTGCAAATTGCTGGTCAAGAGCCTTACTATACTGGTGATCCGGTACCAGTTTTGACAATGGGCCGTATTTATGTTGTGCCTGAGACTGTTGTTACAGCTGAAAGTGCAGTTTATGTGCGTTTCGCGGCTAACGGCCTAAACACAACTTTAGGTTTATTTCGTGGCGATGCAGACAGCGCTAGCTGCCAGCTAATCCCAGCAACCTCAGCAAAATGGCGTGAAGGCAACGGAGTCGTTGGCGGCATCGCAGTTTTAGAACTAACACTCTCTTAAGGGCTTAATAATGACCAAGCTACAGATTCACAGCGTCAATTTGGATGCCGTAGGCTCTTTGTTTTTCGCAAACCAACTTACTTATATTCAGAGTAAGGTTTATGAATACGAGTACCCGGCTCTCGAGGCTTTCAACGTATTGCCTATTTCTACCGATGTGCCCCCGGGTGCCGAGTATGTCACTTATTTGGCATATCAGGCGACTGGCCGCGCTCGCATAATTGAATCATATGCCGATGACTTGCCAGCAGCAGACTTGCAGGGCTTCAGTATGATGCAAAAGATTAAGTCTATCGGTGCAAGCTACCGCTACTCTCACCAAGAGATCAGAGCGGCTCAACTGGCTAACCTAGACTTGCCTTTCAGACAGGCAGAAGCTGCTCGCAGAGCTATCATGCAAACGATTAACACACTTGCATTTACTGGTAACGTACCCGGTGGTTTTACAGGCTTTCTGAATAATCCCAACGTGCCTATTTACACGGTGCCAGCTGACGGCGTGGGTAACGTAACATTCTGGTCAGCTAAAACGCCTGATCAGATTTTGCGCGACCTGAACTCGCTGATTAACCAGATTGTTGTTAACTCAAACGGTGTTGAGCGGCCTAATACAGTTCTATTGCCAACTGAGCAATACACCTATATTGCGTCTACACCGCGTTCGTCGACTAGTGACACAACTATTCTGACGTACTTTTTGCTCAACAATCCGTATGTGCAGCAAGTTATCCCCGTGCCACAGCTAGCGGCTGCCGGGCCGACTGGCCTAGACATTATGATCGCTTATGACATGAGCGCTAATAAATTGGTTATGGAGATGCCTATGCCGTTCACGCAGTACCCACCGCAAGAACGCAACTTAGAATTCGTAATCAATTGTGAAGCTCGTTTCGGTGGCGTATCTATCTTCTATCCTCTCTCAGTAAATATCGGTCAAGGTATCTAGGAGGTATAATATGGCTACTGTTACTAATACAGGTAAAAATATGCAGACTTGGCCTATCAACGGCGCCGCCGTTGTTAGGCTTATGCCTGGCGATAATGAGCTAACTGATGCTCAATACAAAGGTCTCAGTTCACACCCTGTCTTCAAGGACTATGTGACCAAAAGACTTTTGTACGTCACTAGCTCGCCGATTGAGGTGACAGGCGCAGTACGCAAAGAGCCCGAACAAATAGAGCAGAAAGAAAAAGCGCCAGCTCAAAAAGCTGACGAAGAAGATAATTTGGACGGCCTCTCTCAACGCGAGTTAATCAAAAAAATCGCAGAGATGACCGACAAAGGACAGCTCGAAGCTCTTTCTAATGACGGGCGTCATCGTGTAGCTGATGCCGCAAAACAACAACTAGCGAGCTTGTAGGGTATATGGCACAGCCTTCAACTGTTACAAATCAGCAAGTCATAGACATACTATTTTTAATAGCACCGCAATTTGTTACAGATGACCCGGCAAAGCTTAATAGTTACTATTTGCTATTAGATCAATTGCGATGTTTTTATAGTCCAAGGCTTTGGTGTTGTGGCGGCGCCTTAGCCTTGGCTAATCTATTAGCGCATTATCTGACTATCGCAGGCAATCCCGCCACTGGTGCAGTGTCTAGCATGTCAGAGGGTGAGCTTTCGGTAAGTTACGCCGTATCAGCGTCAGAAAACTTTTTCGGGCTTTCGCCATACGGCAAAGCTTTCGAGATGATGCGAAGACAGATTAAAGCCGGTCCAATTGTAGCGACCGGTTGTTCAAGATTGCCCGGTACACTAGCATGGGGGCCCTTTTATGGCGCGCCGTACGGTCCGTGTTGTTGATAAGGACCTAGGCTATGCTGCCATAATGGCAGAGATTGCCCGGTTCAGAAAAGCTAAGGTACTCATCGGCTTTCAAGAGACAACAGTTACGCATACACAGACCAAAGGCACCCGAATTAAACCGGCAGGCCTTAGCATGGCTCAGATAGCAGCGCAAAACGAATTTGGTACCGATAAAATACCCCAGCGCTCTTTCATGCGGACCTCTTTCGATGAGAATTTGAATAGGATTCAAGCGCTTATCTATCGAGAGTACAGCAAAGTCACAGCCGGCAAGACTATAGCTAATAAAGCCCTTGGAATAGTCGGCACTTTCGTGGCAGACCTTATGCGCAAAAAGATAAGGCAGATCACTACCCCGCCCAACTCGCCGCGTACAATCGCTATTAAAAAGAGCAGCAAGCCGCTTATCGATTTTGGCCAGATGGTTGCCTCTATAACATACGTGGTACAACGATGACGCCATTTGAATTTTTCCGTACCACTATAGAGATACGCCGCTTCTCTAACGAGTTCTATCTTAATGGTAAATGGATAACGGGCACTCGTTTAGCTATTAGCACCGACTTAATTACGGGCAATGTATTCAATGCGACGATAAACGGTGTCGCGGTGGTTGCGCCATTCAATACTAGCAACGCGTTGACTATGCTAGTCATAGCTAACCTCATTAAAGTTACCGTGCCCGGTATTCAGGACGTGCTTATTTTGAGCGCTAGTAGGCAATTGCAGATTATACCTTATCCTAATGCCTTGGCTGACGTAACTGCTTTTAGCGTTACAGGAGGCGTTACCCAGCCCGTCACTTCACAGCTAGACGGTTTTACGATTATACCCGCTACAGCTAGCATACAACCGACTAAGGGCCAAGAGGTCGAATTATTGCCAGAAGGCCGCCGCGACTCTGAGATTTACAAGTTTTATACGTCGACTCAGATCTATGGCATAGAGCCGCAAAACCCTTTACAAAACCCCGACCAAGTGACTGTCCTTAAGGGGCCTTTCACGGGGCTTGTTTTTGAAGTGGTTCAAATAAACACATGGCAAAACAACTCTAATTTTAATATTGTTAACCACTATAAATATTTGGCGATGAGGTTGCACCCGCTGCCATGACAATCAGCTTCAATACACTTCAAGACTCGCTTTATGCGTGGGCTCAAGCAGCGGTCCCTTTAAATACACCGGTTATATGGTACTACCCGAACGCGCCGCGTCCTGAAGTACCTTATTTGACTTTGAACATTCAAAGCTTTGCGCAGATGGGTTGGGATTATATACCTAGACCGATAGACAACCCGGGCAACGTCATTTTGAAGGGCGACCGTGAATTTGTGTTAAGCGTGCAGGCATACGGTTCAACTTCTATGCAAATGCTTGAGAATTTACGGACTACCTTGCAAGCTGAGACGGTTCGGGCATTGCTTAGGGCTAGCGGGCTGGTTTATTTTGCCCAGCAGCCCATTATAGATTTAACAACTCTGATTGATTCCCGTTTTGAGTCGCGCGCTGGACTGGACCTGAGTTTTAGAATAGGCCAGCAATATGCAGAGGCGCTTGGCACCATAGCGACAGTTGAACTTACCGAGCAGTATTTCGATGCCGCAGAAGTTTTAATTTTTGATGAGACATACTTAATTCCACCCGCTTAGGAGTGAGACAATGCCTTTAAGTGATATTGTAAACGTCGTGATAACTAGGAACACACAAGGTATACCCGAGCAGGGCTTTGGTACTCTGATGATTCTAGGTCCAAGTAAG